TAAAGAGTCCTAAGTGGTATGCTCATATGAAAAAGAAAGGTATGACTGAGACACAGGCTTTAAGAGACGGAAATCTCGTGCATACAGAGATACTAGAACCTTCTAAATACGGACAGTTTACTTTTGTAGATACATCTTCTAAGAACACTACTAAGTGGAAACTAGCTAAGGAGCAGAACGGACAGGCATATACATATACCTTAAAAGAGAAATATATGTGTAATAGAATAGCTTCAGCTTTCTTACAGAATGAAAGAGCAGTATCATTTATGGACGGAGCACTAACAGAAGTACCTGCATTAAAAGAGATTAACGGCTTAGCTATAAGAGGTAAGGCAGATATCTTAAAAGTAGGTGAGTACGTAGCAGATGTAAAGACTACTGCAGATGGTTTAAAAGACATTACTCTAAAGGATGGTACTATAACAAATCAGTTTAAGTTTACTATCCAGAAGTATGACTATGACTTACAAGCGTATTTATATACTCAGCTTTACGATGTACCTGACTTCTATTGGTTAGTGGTTGATAAATTCACTACAGACATAGGTATCTTTAGAGCCTCAGAGGAGACGTTACAGAGTGGTAAAGACAAATTAGAAGCTGGATTAGCTTTATACGATGCTTTCTTTGTAGAGGAGCTTATAGACCTATCACAGTATCATAAAGAATGTACAATATGAGTAAAACATTTAAAGAATTAGAGCAGGTTAATTATGAGTCTGCTCTATTTGCCTTAGCTCACGGAGTGGACTACGAGCAATTAGGAGACATTATGGACGAAGCTCTAGAAGTAGAAGAGTACGAAGTAGTAGCTGGAATAGAAAGAGCTATAATTACTCACAGTAAGACAGGAGACTATAACTGTATGGTTAAGCCTGTAGTAGATGAGGAGTATGATTTACCTGAGGAATAAATTAGGTTATTAAATAAAAAGGTTATACCTTTGTCAAAAGAAATAAAATGGATAAACTAAAAACAATGGTAGCTACCTCAGACCAGAATCTAATATCTGAGGTACTTATCAAATGGAATAAGAGCAGTAAGAATGAAGACCTTAAAGAAATGTCTGACGCTTTCTGTAGGTTGTTTAGTTATATTAATGCAATGGAGTTAGAGATAATGACTATGGAGTCTGCTACAGGTCGTATGATGGCTTCTAAGAACAGAGCTATTAAAAGCAAGAGAAAGATAGAGAAGGAGCTTAATGATGTACATAAGGAGCTAATAGAGAAACGTAAACAGTTAAAAATATTTACAGGATAGAATGAATATACCTTACCACCTAAAGGAATTAGAGAAACAATATAAAGAGAACATATTACAATACCTTACAGACCAATTAGACAATAGTAAAACAGCTTTTAGTAAACAATACTTTAGCGATTTAATAAAAGAATATAAGAAATGGAACTAGTAGAGATAAGAAAGAATGTAGAAGATTATTACGGAGTAGACATATCTGTAAAGAATAGACGAAAAGAATATAGCAATGCTAGAAAGATGTATAGTTATGTAGCAAGACTAAACAAACATAAGTTTATACCTATAGGAGAGCTAATAGGACAACCTCACGATGTTATATTATACCACGATAAGATAGCTAAGAGTTGGGTAAAGTCTAGAGACAAACAATTCCTACAGGAGCTTAAGGATGTGTTTGAGATGAAAGTAAAGGGAGACCCTGAAGAGATAAAGCTAGAGAAGTTACATTCTAAGTTCGATAAAGCATTAATGACAATACCTTTAAATCTACAGGATGATATATTAGAGATGATAGAGATAAGAGTAAAGGCATCTGAATGGAAGCATAAAGATACCTTAAAGTTATATATTGGATTAGATACAGAGATGTCAGGAACGTTTTAAGAGCTTCTAAGAGACTCTAAGTTGTTTTTAAATAAAGATATACATATTATGATAAGAGAGTCTAAAATGATTGTTAAAATAGCTCTAGGAGTTATGTTAGCAGTATTGAGTACATTAGAGAAAGGAATAGACTATACATTTATAGAACATCCTTACCAAAAATATGTAAAAGAGTTTGTTAAAGAATTAGAAGACGCAGGTGTAAAGATACCTGAGCAAAAGAGATGGACTGTTAGAACAGAGCCGTCTTTCTTTGTTACTACTACAATAGGACAAGCGATTGGAATGTTTGACGACAGACAGGTAATGATTTTTGTACACCCTTTATTAAAACTACAGAGAGAGAATGTAATAAGATTTGTTATATGGCACGAACTAAGTCACGATGTATTTAACTTAAAGCACGGTACTACTATGCTTATGAAGACTACAGCTTCTAATAATGACGGACAGATTTTTCCAATTGCTAAGAAAATGTTAATACAGTATCTTAAAGCAAACCTTTAGTTGTTTTTAAGTAAAGTACTAATAATCAAGATAAACCGAGATGGCAGGTAAAAAGAAAATAGACGGAGCAAATAGTTCAGATAATTGGGGAGGCGTTAGACCAAATAGTGGTAGACCTTCTAACGGAGAGGTAATTAACATAAGAAAGATACTAGACGACAATATAGATATTGATGTAGTAATACAAAAGCTATTAGAACGCATAGAGTCAGGAGACCAGAGAGCAATAGAATTGTTTCTAAAGTATAGAGCAGGATTGCCTACTCAGACACTAGACTTAAATGTCTCAGGAGAGCAAGATATAAATGTAACATTGAAAGGACTTATTTCATTTGGAGACGAAGAGTAACAGGTGGGAAACGTTTTTGTATTAAAATTGTTTTTAAATAAATAGATACAAATGAAGCAAATACCAGATTACCCAAAATACTCACTAGATAAAGAAGGAAACTTATACGGATTAAAAGGTCAACTAATGAAAGGCTATTTAAGAGGTAGAGGTTATTTAGGGTTTGACATTAGAGTAAATGGTAAGAGAAAGATATTATCTATACATAGGTTAATGCTACATACCTTTAAAGGAATGTCTCTAGATTATGATGGTAGAGTAGTAGACCATATAAACGGAAACAAATTAGATAATAGGTTAATTAATTTACAGCTATTAGAGAATCACCAGAACGTAAAAAAAGGTTTAGGATTAGATTTTACTTTACCTAAAGGAGTAGGAGAGGTTAAAGGTAAGCATTGGAGGTTTACTATATATAATAAAGACTTTCCTAAAGGAAGGATATTGAAGACATCTATACATAAAGAAATTATATTAGATTTTGCTAAAAAATACTACAATGAGTAAAATAAACCTACCTACAAAATACGCACCTTTATTTCTAGACAAAAGCAGATACTTTATCTTAACAGGTGGGAGAGCTAGCGGTAAGTCTTTCTCTGTTGCATCTATGTTATTACTTCTTACGTATGAGACAGGGCATAATATATTATATACACGTTTTACAATGACCTCAGCATCTACATCTATCATACCTGAAATGACGGAGAAGATAGAAATACTAGGCTTAGAGAATGACTTCATTATAAATAAAACAGATATAACAAACAAACACAACGGTAATAAGATTTACTTTAGAGGTCTTAAGACAGGGTCAGGTAATCAAACAGCCTCTTTAAAGTCACTTACAGGAATTACTACCTGGATATTAGATGAGGCAGAAGAAATGCCAGACGAGCTCTTATTTGATAAGATAGACTTATCAGTAAGAAGTAAAGATGCTCAGAACAGAGTAATAATGGTAATGAATCCTGCTACAAAAGCTCATTGGATATATAAGAGATTCTTTGAGAAGAGAGGCATAGCAGATGGTAGTAACCAAAAGAATGAAGATACTACTTACATACATACTACTTACTTAGATAATGAGAAAAACTTAGATAGTACCTTTATAGATAACATTGAGAGAATGGCTAAGGATAGGCCTGAAGAGTATAAAGCTCAGATATTAGGAGGTTGGAGAGATACGGCGGAAGGTGTTATATTTAAGAATTGGGAGCTAAAACCTTTTAGAGAAGGTGGAGACCATTATGGCATAGGAATGGATTTTGGTTTTTCTGCAGACCCTACAGGAGCTACTTTAATTTCTATAGATAAAAAAAGGAAAGAGATATACTTAAAAGAGATAGTTTACGCTCAAGGATTAACGACCTCAGAGATAGCTTATAAGTTAAAGAGCTATAAAGATGTACTTACTATAGGTGATTCTGCAGAACCTCGACTATTACACGAGCTAAAGCATTCTTATGGTCTTAATATAAAGCCTTCTATAAAAGGAGCAGGTAGTATCAACTTAGGTATTGCCTTAATGCAGGAGTACAAACTATATGTACATCCGTCAAGTGTTAACCTTGTTACAGAGCTTAATAACTATGTATGGAAAAAAGACAAAGATGTCGCAATCGATGACTATAATCACCTTTTAGATGGATGTAGGTACTTAATCAGTTACTTCTTAAGCACACCAAATGCAGGCAAATACTTTATTTCTTAAATAATTAGGATATGTCATATATTTGTTTTACCTTCGCTTTATAAATCAATATCTTATGAAGAACTTCAAATTCAAAGTTTTATTTTACACGCTATTAGCTTTACTATCAACAATTTACGTAGTTGGTTTAATTATTTATCAAATTATTTTACATTTTATTAGGTTGGTATCTAATTAAGTTATATCTTTGCCTTATGAAACAATACTATAGCGAAAGGAAAGACACTACTATACAGAAGCCTGACGGAGGCTTTAAGAGAGTAATAACTGTAGACTATGCAGATATGCAGAACAGACGTATAACAGAAGGTACTGCAGTCTACTACGAAAGATGTAGTTGGTATATGGCTTTTGATGAGATAGAAGATAACCAATTAAATAATAGATTATGAAAAAAGAGATTAAAGACGTATTAAAATTCACTATACACTTATCTGTAATGGGTAGTATAGCTTTACTAATTACATACTTAATGAAACTATGATAGCAAAAGAAAAAGCAAAGGAGTTAGTAAATAGGTTTCTACAAATTTATGATGGTAGAGTTCCGCAAGCCAAACATTGTGCATTGATTTGTGTAGATGAGATGTTAGAAGAGTTGGGCGAGGAGTTAGAGTTAGCTTATAACTATTGGCAAGAAGTTAAACAAGAAATAAATAAATTATGATAGCATTAATAACATTAGTAACGTTAGCTTTATTAGTTAACTTATACTACAGTAAGAGAAATAGCGTAGTTACTTTAACCTTTTGGAGAGCTCTCTTATTCGGAGTCTCTTATATGGAAGGAACTAACGAGGAAACTAATTATGCAGTACTTGAGATACATATAGCTTTTATGGTTATAACACTTATTTACGATATTGACTAAATAAATTAGGTAGTGTCAAAATAAAGTATTATCTTTGTATAGAACATTAAAACAAACATTATGAAAGGATTATTTAATTACCTAAGAAACTTTAAAGAAATACACAGTATTAAGCCTTATAAGATAGTTAAACTACCTACAGGTCTAATAGTAAAGCATTACAGAAATGGTAGGCTTATAGCTCAAGATAGATGTACTGAGAGAGTATGTAACAA